ACAGGGATCCCCATACGCCTGAGTTCAAAGATGAGGGGACTTCCTGCTGCTTTTGCTTCAACCAGAAATACATCTGGCTCCCACTCTTTGTAGGTTTCATAAGCCTTCTGCTTAAGCTCTGGGAACTCATACCGATCCTTAAATGCATCTAGCAAAATAATATTGGTATCACCCTCTTCGGTTGTCCACACACCCCATGTCGTACAAGCCGAAAAGTCCGCCCGCGTACTCTTCAAAAAAGCAGTATCCCAGCTCTGAATAATAAAATCCACCGGTGGCGGCCTGTCATGCTCCCATCGCATCCACCACTCTCTCTTTACAATCGCACCTTCTTCTGCCGTCGGCTGCTGCTGATACTGAGCATTCCACTTACCAACCGGAAGCTCCTCCTTCAGCGCCATCAATTCTTCTAACTTCCAAAACTCTGGCCACACCGGTTTACCAGACGGCATGATGGCGGGCAACTCAATCACCTCCCACTCATCACCACCCCTAGTCTGACTCGCCTTAATCACCTGCCCAGTAAGGTCTCTCAACGACCATCTGGTCATGACGATGATTATGGCCCCGCCAGGTTGCAGACGCTGCCGCGGTCCAGACGTATACCACTCATACACCGCATCAAATATATCCGGTTTATGCGCCGCCAGTTTTGCTTCTTGCTCTGAATGCGGGTCATCAATAATCAATAGATCAGCACCCTTACCCGTTACCGATCCACCAACCCCAATTGAAAAATACTCACCACCCTTATTCGTCGCCCAACGACCAGCACTCTTGTTATCCGCTTTCAACTTCACATCATCAAAGACGGCGTGGTACTCCTCTGAATCAATTAAGTTCCTGACCTTCCGGCCAAAACCCACGGCCAACTCAGCCGTATGCGACGTCTGAATAACCTTCTTCTGTGGGTTCTTTCCAAGAAACCAAGCCGGCAGCAAGTAACTAGCAAACTCGCTCTTGGTGTTGTGCGTGCATATATAACCAGTTTCAGCCAAGAACAAACCATCTTCTCGCGCCACTTTAATGCACTGAGTATTTCCTGTTTGTTCTAGGCGTTTTATGCTTATATATCGGCCAAATGTTTCTTTTACTTGCTTAGTACGTTTTTCTTTGCGCGGCAGTATCGCAATATCTTTTGCGTAAAACGATATCCTGTATGTTGGGCCGTAGCTTTTTTGACCTATTTTTGCTTCAGTAACCGATAGACTGTTTTTAATACCTAGGCTAGCAAGCAATTGCCGAACATCGTCAATAATAAATCTGTTGCTCTGTGAAAACGTACACTGTCCAGCTTTGCTAACGCAACCATCTGTGTCCATGAGCCCTTTTAATAAATCTCGGCGCTGGTCTGGCGATCCTTCCAGATAGTGGCTTGGTATGTGTTTATCGCCCAATACGCCCAGCTCACGCAATTTAACCTTAAGCCCAATAACCCCGAAAGTCATTTTGGTGGATTGATCAGTGGTTTTATACCCACGTTTTTCAATTTCTGCTCTTACGATTTTTGCATCTTCGTCTTCCATGGTAATAACAGCTTGAGATGAATGCCCGTCCCCAAGCCAAACACCAAAGACATACGGATCTATCAAAAATTCTTTTCGTTCGTATTCAACCGGGCTTACATCAGGGAGTCTTGGCAAACGAGTGTTTTTTTGCGTTTTCCCAGCTACAAACTCAACCTCGCCGGAACGCTTTGTCCGTAATACTTCGCCGTTTTGACGCCTCCACAACTGTTCAGTTGTGTAATCACGGTAAACATTGACGCGCCTATTAAGCCTAACAGTCCATAGATGCTCACCATCAACCGTAAGCGTTGCACCGTCGTCGGTCTTTACTTCGTACAAATCTCGGCCTACAAATACCTCTGATTTGCCAAGAACTTGTGTTGGCTTGCCGTCTGGGCCAAAGACGAAATCTCCAACTTGGAGATCCAACATGCTTTTCCAGCCCTTAGTTGTAGGTATCATCATGCTAGTCATTATAGCATGACGCGGCGCCATGTTAATAATCAACCGCTTGTTGTGGCCATTCACTACATCTTCAAACGCTTTAGCCACTACCTCATGGTGCCTACCCGGTATAAACCCCGGCCACATGCGCTTCACAAACCCCATGAAATCACCCTGAGCATGCGCCTTAGCATCCTCAGCTTCTAATTCCTCTATCTCTTTAAGCAGTAACCGCTTCTCCTCTTCAGTCAGAAGATGCAACTTACCCGCGGCCGCCTTAGCCAACTGCCTAAGATCCATCCTTCTTCCTCACAACCCTAACACTCCTACTCTTCCCAGGCGTCCTCTTCAAATACCCCTGCTTACACAAACTCTTCACAAGCCTATGCACATTACTCTTACTATCCTGAAGTAACACAAACCGTATATCGTCATACGACGGACCAAAGTGATACAACTCCCACCAAGTCTTCACCGCCAACAATACCTTAGCCTCCGCCTTCGTCATCCCTCAACCTCTTCTGCACCTCATCCCTAGCTTCCTCCCTAGGCTGCCACTCTATCTTCGGCACCTCCCCCATCGTCTCCGCATACCACCGCTTCGGATCCTCCCATATCGGCTTCTCCTTTTTTTTCTTCCCCCCGCTATGGGAACCCAAACTCTCTTCCAAGGGGGCCTCTTCCTCAAAAACACCGCCACGTGGCGGTGTTTCTCCGTCTTCAGGGGGGTACCCCTCTTGAGGATCGGCAAAGTTATTGGATGGTATGTGTGGATTAGTGGACCTAGTCGGCCCACCAGACACCCGGCCTGTTTGTGGGGGTGGGGGTGGGGTGGGCTCCTCTCCCCCCTCCGCCACCTGGCGCACCTCCACCTCGATCGCGCCAAGCCTGGCGAGCTTCTCGCGCAGTCGTGCCGTGGTATCGCTGCTACGCTCATGCGTGATAACAGAGCGGGTCTCGAAGGCTGCAACATCCGCAAGCTTGCCCAGTAGCTCGAGAGCCCTGAGCCGATCGCCGGGTTTTTGAGCGGTTCGTGCCTCATGTTGGAGGGAATCAACGACGAATTCCCTTATCTGAAGGGGGTTCTGCGAATACCTCAATCTCTCCACCGCCCTTTGCTGCTCGATGGCTGATTTGATCTTAGGCTGAGCGGCTATGTGGCACGCTGTAATCCCCACTGAGCGGCTATCTGCCTGAGCGTCATACGCTTTGAGGTATGCATCCCGCTTACTCGCTCCCTCTGCCATTGCCCTAACAAATTGCCTTTGCTTAGGTGTAAGGTCGATTTCAGGCATCAATACCTTATCAGCCGGTATCCCTCTACCCATTGCCTTCAATGCTGCCGCTGGTAGCTCAGGACCTTCCATTGCCATGCTTTGCCCTTCCATTGCCGTGTGAACGTTATGCGAACGCATGATAACCGATAAGCGGCAGATTACAACAGCTGAGTGGTCGATCCTGGCTGACAAGTGGCCATTGTGTTTTGACCTATTGTCGTCAGATAATTAAGGCCTGCGCAGCAATTCATGCGCTGGTTCTAAACTTTATAACCCGGAGCACATGACATGAGATTTTATTTTTATGGAAAGCAATTTACTGATGCAGTCACGACCGCCACTCAATGCAATCCTAAGTGGAACAACCGTACAAAGGCAGCCTTTCATGCTTTTAACCCTAACGGCGTTATAGCCCTTCGCACTGCTTCAGATGATCGCATCCGGGCGCTTGTTGACTCTGGCTTTGCAAAGTCCGGGGCCCTGCTTGCTCATGGTTCGCTTAACGATTACCACGTTCGCAAGCTTTACGACTGCGCCATGAAATCCCGTGTTTCATCTTTCGATATCAACTATTACGTAGAACGCATCGAGCACGAGATCGCCACCGCAGATGCCTTCATTGATTCCATCGCCGCCCGTATCTAAGAGCACAGCCCATCGCCCGGCGTGCCGGGTTTTGGGGTGTGCTTTTGCACCATAACCAGAGAGAACCAATATGAAACGATTGATACACCGCTTAGCCCTGCGCTTTGCACCCTTTACAGTGCGCGTGCTTAGCTCAGACCGCACTTATACCCACCGCGCCCACACTTTCGCCGATGCGCTCTCATGGGCTCAGCAATATCCGGCCGACTGGGGGCGCGTCATTATCACCGGCCGTTTCGGCCGCACCATGGCAGAAAGGGGCCAAGCATGAACGCACCATACAACGCCGCCATTCTGGACGTAATCGTTGACCGTATGGCTGAAATCAAGGCGCAGATCGCCGCCCTGAACGACGAGCAAAACAATCTCAGAGACACGCTCATCGACTCAGGCCTGAGCACCATCGACGGCACACTACACCGCGCCGCCATAACCCATTGCGCCGGCCGCACTTCGATTGACTGGCAGTCTATCGCTTTGCATTTCAAACCATCGCGCCAGCTTGTAACCGCCCACACATCAACCGGCGAGCCTTATTTTGTCGTGAAGCTTTCCGCCAAGCCGGCCGAACGCCGGGAAAGGGTAAAAGCATGAGCCTTTTCGTTTTGCATTTCATGGGCGATATCGACCGAGACGAACTAAACACCCGCAGCACGCGATCAGGGGCGTTTGTCCGGGAATACGCCACCCTGGAAACGATACC